CCAGCAACACCTGCACCACGTTTATCACCAACATATGTATTTGTTGTAACTCGTGCAGCACCAGTCCATTGAGTTTGCCATGCATTCCAAACTGTACCAAGAACACCAGACTTTTCTAGTGCACTGTAAACAGCATTGAAGTTACCTTCTACGTTATTTACGATATCTGGGCGACGTTCAACTTCAAACCACTCATCAGAAGATGGGTTTAGATTGATGTTACCGATAAATGTAAAGATCGCAAATGGGTTAATATTTTCAACACGAGATGCAACATTCTGTTTAATGAAAGGAATATTGTTATATGGTAATGTGATAACATCACCAGTCAAAGCATAGTTGCTTGCAGTACGCTGAGCAGATGCAGAGTTTTTCTCGATTAAATTGACATTGTCCATACGATAGAATGGACGGAGTTCTTTATTCTCCATATCAATAGAACATCTAAAATCTGAATTAGAAGCATCACCAACACCAGAGCCAGAGAATGAGTCAACAATAAAACCATTTTTGAAACGATCCAATCCTTGGTCGTCTGGAATAGTCAAACTCACAGTTTCTTGTTCTAATAATGATAGTGATGTATAGTATTCAAGTGTATCAATACGCTTCTCAAGCGAACCAATATCACGCATTGTGTAGCGTTTGTTATCAATAGATCTTACGCTTACGTTATTAGTTGATGTACCGAATGTGTATGGCTCAAGAGAAAGTTTGTATAGAACCATTCCATTAACTGGATCTTCTGGCTCTGCTGGATTAACTGCTGGCACACCTTTAACTTGGAAGAAATTACCATTGAAGTCAATTGCAATTTTATCTTTACGAGCAAGATAGTATGACATATCTGTTTCTACGTTCACACCACGTTTTGGTAGTTGTGTTGGTGAAGAACCAGCTGAACTAAAATCTACACCAGTATCATCAATACGTGGACGGAAATCTAGTGCATCTCTTAAAGCAGTACCAGAATAAATTGGAATATCTTCATAACGAATACCAGAACCAGTATATGAATCTACTGAGAAGTAGTCACCAGTACCATGTTCAAAATATTGGAAAGTGATTTGAATTGGTGCAGTTGGTGCTGGATATCCTTGACGCAAACTAATAGATGCCACATCATAGTAGTCGTCACGTTGTCCGTCATCAAAATCAAATTGATTACCAATTTCAATCGAGTAAGTACCAGTTGGTGATCCCCATGTTCCAGTATCCATCTTAACACTGGTTACACGATATCCATCCGCTTTACCCAATTTAATAATTGGTGTAGTACCAGTTGTTTTTACTGTAATAGTTTTTACAGCAGAAGTTAGAGTTTTTGCTTTTTCTTTAGCATCAATAGAAGTCTTACGAACTGCAGCATGTACGATAAACTGAGTTGAAGCAACAGAAGCATCAAGGGTAAAAATAACTTGACGAAGTGACGGAGTAACTACGTTAATTGAGTTAGGAATAACAACACCACCAGTGGCATTATTAACCAACAGGTAGTTAGTATTCTCAGCTGCAGAGCCGAATGTGTCTGCAGAACCAACAGCGTTAATTGTAAGAGTACAAGTTCCACCAGATGAAGTAGAAGATGTTTGAACAAAACGCTGCATCACAGTATAAGAAGTACCAATAGTAGTATCATCCACGCTTCTTAATTTACGAACAGCATAATATGGTAGTTGGTAAACTAAAGGAGAATTTTGTGGTTCAGATAATACAGTTGATAGACGATAAATTGCAGCAGCAGTTGCAGTCACATTGGCATTAACTGTTAAAGATAAATCAGTTGAAATAGCAGTAACACGACGAACAGTAGAAGAAGAACCGATATAAATGTAATCACCAACTTGTAGTTCTGTGGTGAATCTAGTACCAGCACCTGTAAGTGTAGTTGAAGATGACGCAGTCACAGAACCAGTTAATACTGTTTGAATCGGAGAGATGTCAGCAGTAAAGTTAGTGGTAGATGAACCAGCATTGTAGTAAATCTGTTTAACTTGACGATTGAAGTTTACACCACTATTCAATGATACGCTGGATAGTTGTAATTTGTATACGTCTGCAGCACGTGACGCTCCAAGACTATGGAGTTCAATACCACGAATACGAGCAGTTCCAATTTTAGAACCAGCAGCAGTTCCTGCAGTTGCAGTTACTTGGCTGTATAGATCAACTTGTTGGAAAACATCAAAACGTGGAACACTATTAATATTGGTAACAAGAATATAATTACCAACAGTAGTTTGAATTTGAGTATCAGCAACACGAGTAAAGTCACGTGCTTTGTCAATAGTTAGATATTGAGTGCCGATTTTCTCGATTTCATATCCTTGAACATATGCTTTTCCTGGTTCCATACCAAGTGCCAATTTAGTGGCATCGCCATCTTGTGTGGCTGGATCAAAAATACCACGATTATAAAGCAAATCTGTTACAGCAGTATATCTCCATGTAACACCACCGACACCATCGGTTGCTGTACCAGAAGAATGAATAGGTGGTTGAGAACCAGAAGAACCATTAGTAGTTGCAGTATAATAGTTAGTGGTTCCACCAATTTTATAATATGCAACATCACCAATTAGATAAGATGTATTTTCTTTCCATGCACCACGATTATTATTTCTATGTTCACGAACATCCATAGTGAAGTTACGAACAACATAATTACCAGACTCATCGTAAGTACGACGAGCAAGAGTTTGTTCTAGAATAGAATAGTCAGTTGTACGAACTTTATATTGAATACTACCATCAACAACACGGAGTAACTCAATGAAGTCTTTATCTTCAGTAGTCTCAATCGTTCTTGTTGCAAGTGTTAAAGTTGTTTGATAACGATGAGCACCTGGAGCTGCAAAGTTAGAAGTTCCCTGTGCATTATCTTGTAGCGCAGAGTTTTCTTCAGGTGTAACAATACTTTCAGTTATTTCTAGACCAACACGATATGATGGAACATTATCATATTTGTCAAGTAAAATAGTTTGTGGAGTGACCAGCATGAAGAAACCATTGATGTAATAAACACCACGTTCAATGGAAGCCCCAGAGCCAATACCAGTTGCATCAGATAAAATACTTGTAAATGCACGAGCAGTTGGCGCATCTTCAGTAGTTAAAATTTCATTTGCAGCAAAAGTCTTAGTTATAGTATCTGTACCAGACTGAATATACTTAATGTAAATTGTTGGAGAGTCAGTTGTTGTTGAAGGTGCAGCATAAACAACTTTACCCTTAACACCAGTTGTATTACCAACTAAAGTATAACCGACAATCTCTTCAATATAAGTGTCAACAGAAACCCCATTATAAGTTGGTTGAAGTTTAACATAATTAAAAGTATCATCATATGAGATTTGTCCTGGAAGAACCATTGCACCTTGTTTAAAGATGTGGTCACCAAAGCGTGAAGTTTGATTCTGCAGAATGGTCTGCAGTTGTGTTAATTCTCTCGCTTGTACTGGATATCCTGGACGAAACAATACTCTGAGGTATTTGTCTTCCTCAGAGTAGTCGTCATAATATGGCGATACATTAAAATTAATGGTCATTATAGTTTCTCTATTAAACTTTACTTATTATTTATTTACATCTCTACGATGATTTTGATATCTTCAATCTGGTCGCTTGCACGATTAATTGGGCGACGATTTTCAACGTAGATTACATCACCGCTGTATGGTTGAACTTCAGGATTAGTCTTAGTTGCAACAGTACCTGTCGCAGAAGATGTTCCACCTGTGATAGTTTCACTAGTTGAGAATGTTGCACCAGTTGCATTATCAGTGCGTAGTTGGATGTAACGAATTGTTGTGCCACTGACAGAAACAATACGACCAACTGCACCAGATGTTCCACCTGTGATTGTTTCATCTTGTTGGAATGTACCAGTACCGCTAGAGAAAGTCAACTCTTTAGTTGCCTTCAAAGTAGTAGAAGTAGAAACAGTTGTTGTTCCGTAGTTGTATGGATCACGAATTAACATGATACGACGATAATCGTTATCAATTGGGAAGTCACCAGATCCGTCATCATACTCTAAACGCACGTTCATCATTACATAGTAACCACCGAGTTCTTCAACTGGATCTGCACCATGACCACCTTTTGGTGTAATGAAAGCAGTTGCAGTAGCAGAAGAACCACCACCACCAGAAATAGCAACAGTTGCGTATGTATAACCAGTACCTGCATTGGTAATATTAATAGCAGTGATAGTATTGCTACCTGCATCTCTAACTGCAACAGCAGTCGCACCAGTACCATCACCATTAATAGTAACAGTTGGGGTTGATGAGTAACCAGTACCTGCAGCAGTTACTAGAATATTATTGATAGAACCATCAACTGCAGCTGCTTGAACCAACCATTGATCATAGTAAGCATCAGTTGATCCAGGATTAGACGCTAAAGTCTTAACTGGAATAAAGTCTGTAGAAACAAACTTGATAACATCAGCTGGAGAAATTGTATACATATACTTCCAAACATATCCATCAGCAGTAGTAATAGCTGAAGTAGAAGTGCCTGTTGGTTTAGTAGTAGAAGCAACAACTGAGTTTGCTGTGTTTCTATTGTCTAAACATTTATAGACATTATACTCGTCAGTGACTACAAAGAAGTTTGCTGCAAATAAATTGGCAGGTGTTGTACCACCACCAGAAGAAATGTTTACACCAGCAGTAGTGCCGTTGTAGTCATGACGATAGATGTCATAGTATTGACCAGAAGTCCAGTCACGACGTGGGATAGCGTGTGATACGTCTGATGATTGAATACGCTTCACAGCTAGCATATCTTGCCAATAGTATAGTTCTTCGGCGACTGTGTCCTTTGGTGTATCTGGAGAGTTATCGCTTGTCCAACCTTGTGGACGACCAATACCCAAATACATGTTAGACGCAGCAGCTTCTGAAAAACCTTCTTTGAAAGATTGCGCATTGTGGATGCGGAATTTTGAAGTTATAATTGCAGCCATTTTGTTTTCCTTTTATAGATTAATACAAGGTAGTTCATTAACTACCATTAAAATTCTTTATTATTTATGCCTTGGGTACTCAAGACTTAATAATGTCAATATATGCCTCTTTGCTATAGTTTGTTCTTCTATTAGGATTATTTATAACATCCGAGATGATAACATTAGCAAAATCTTTGATTTGAGTATTTGAGTAAGCACTCCAGTAACCAGAATTATTAGTTCCAGTATAGTTCTGACTCCATGCGTCTCTATAAACAC